TGGAGGAACAGTCTTTGCATTGATCTCTTTGAGTTCTTCTTTAATCTGTACTAACTCACGCTCAACATCGTTCATATTTTCAGAACTAGACTCTAATGCATTACGATTAACAGTGGTGTTTTTACCATTGTTTGATGCCGATTGTGCAACGGGCATACCAGAGGCTGGATTACCACCCATGCCTCCATTACCGACACGATTCGCCGCAATGTTAGCACCAGCAAGATCAGCAAATCCCCCGGATTGCTGGCTGGGATCATTACTGCCGCTAGCCGCTGACCCCACAACGCCCGCCACGGTAGCGGTGGCACCCAGACCGGCAATTTTTCCAAGAAGTTTTTTGCCGCCTGATAAAACACCGCCAATAATCTTCCGACCTAATCCCGTTTTGGCTACTGCTTCCAGCACGTCTCCCGCTTTTTTGACAGCCATCTTTTATTTCCTCTTAATTCTTCTGTTTCTGTTTATCTGCCTTTTTCTTGAGATGGTCGATTAACATCCCGACATATACTTCCCTCTCCCAAGGTATCCAGCTCTCTATTTCTGTCAATGAATACTTATGTTCTTGCATCAATATAAAGTTGGTCTTGAAGAAGTTCTCCAATGTTTCATGAGAGAGGGTTAGACGAAAAAATCTAAATACCCATTCATGTAGAAAGAACTTTCTTTAGCACAATCCTTATTCTTGCAGGTAAAGTTAATTTCATGTTCTAATACTGGCATAGTTTCAAAGAAATTCTTAACATGCTCAAATTCCTTCAATGACATGTTCTCAATATATTCTAATCTTTCTTCAGCTTTCAACTCACTGCAATCAATGATTTCATCCGCAGTATGAATTTCCAATAAACAATTAGAGGATGCTTGATATATATCTGTCAGTTGTTCTGCTCCACCTATCTCAACTAAATCACTAGCAGAAGGATAACCCATAACCAATTGAACGGTCTCGCTTATCTTAATGGGATTCTTATGATCTTCCTTTTGACTAATCTCAAAATCTCGTAAGTCAAGTTCGCCTGGCATCACTTCTTGGCAGAATCCACAAGTAAAGTTTACACCGAACACTGGCGATATTGACTGCGATCTAAGTTCTAGAAATGTTTTCTGTAGATCGAATACGGGCAGTTCATCTCCTTGTATTTCTCCAAACGAACAGTTTGTTATAACTTGCTGTATTGCCTTAATCAGATCACCTAAGTCTGCTGATTGAGTTGCGAGTACTAGTATCTTTTCTTCCTTTACTAGAAAGGGTCTAAACTTAAACTTTTTCTGTTTCGATAGAATCTCGATATCAAAAAGAGGTTGATCACTTTGTGGGATTGCCATTATATGCTCCTAGGTTAAAATATAGTATCAATAGTATCATCTATCAAATCGTTTATAGTATTCTTCACGCTGTTTTTAAGTTGCCCTTCAAGTGTACCAAATCTGAGATTGAGGAACTTTCCAAGAAGGCTACGTCTATCTCCTTTCTTACCCGGTGTCCATTTAAGGAATGAGAATGTAACTGTCATTCTTGCCACACCTTCACCCGCCGCATGTCCAAGAGGAGTCAATGATAATACTCGCGGGAATGCTTCATGTAATGTCCACTCGCCAATAATTTCGTCTTGTCGATTGAGAGAATACACTGTTATTTCTCCAGTATAATCTCCGTAGAATTTAACTTCTTTGGATACTGGGTTGACTATCTCTTTCATCCATGATTCAAAGTATTGTCTAGAATTCCATTCGGTATCAGCTAAGAATGTTATTGCGGCTGTGTCACCATAAAACTCTACGTTAGAAACTCTGTTCTCTGTCCATGGTCCAATCTTCACAGGATTGTATGTCAGATTCAATCCAGGAATAGAAACCTCTTCAACCATCATAGAAGCCTCACGCTCGTTTGCATCTATGCCTAGAGGACCATTAATATAACAAGCGAATCTATTAGCCCGTGCTAGGTCATTCCGCCTTACATGTGTTACCATGTCATTAAGACTGAATACAGACTTTTTTCTTTTCTTCTCTTTTTCGATTATCTCTGGATCGCTGGTTTCAGACATCGTTTACTCTCGCTATAAATAAGTGTTGAACTGCTTATAAGAGTATTTATATGACTTATACAAAAAACCTCCACCGAGGACGATTTAATCCTAAAAACCCTGAAAAATATAGGGGAGATGTAACTGCAATCGTATATCGGTCTGGGTATGAAGTCAAGTTTATGAATTGGTGTGATAAGAATTCTGATGTTACTGAGTGGAACTCTGAAGAGGTAGTTGTACCATATCGCTCTCCAATGGATAATAAGGTACACAGATATTTCATAGACTTCTACATTAAGGTCAACGGAAAGCAGTATTTAATTGAAGTCAAGCCAGACAGATTCACTAGGGCGCCTGTTATTCCTAAGAGAAAGACAAAGAGATTCCTGAATGAAGTTGCACAGTTTGCAGTCAATGAAGCAAAATGGAAATCTGCCCGAGAGTTTTGTGCTGATAGAAATCTAGAATTTAAGATAATAACGGAGAAAGAGTTAGGCATCTCTTATAAATAAGTATATGAATAATCCATTTCAGCAAATAAGAGCCAATTCAAACGACCAGAAGAAGAGTTTCGACTGGTACATGAAGCAAGTGGCGGTGGTCGCCAAGGGAATCAATTCCTTTCAGTCCGCGGTGTCTAAAGATTCTGACATAGGAAAGTTTGTCAATAAGGTAGATTTTGGACAGATGTATCTCTTTGCATATAATCCAAAGCACAGAGACACCTTGCCATACTATGATAGATTTCCATTGTGTCTTCCTATAGAACCAGCAGTTGGTGGGTTTGTGGGAATGAACTTACACTATCTATCCTATGGCTTGCGGGCACAATTGTTAGGCAAATTAATTGAAACAGCAAACGATAAAACACTATCACCGGATTCTAAAATGCTATATAATTGGGACATGCTAAAGAATGCTTCTAGATTTCCAGAAGTTAAAGCGTGTACAAAAAGATATCTATCAAATCAAATGCAGTCTAGATTCTTGAAAGTTAATCCACAAGACTGGAAAGCGGCTATATTCTTACCTATTGATGATTTTCAAAAAGCATCCGCGGCAAAAGTACACAGAGATTCTAGGGAGATGATTCAATGACAAGTATAATTATGGCATATCCATTAAATGTGGGTAGAGCCAGAACTGGTGACGAATCACCAGCACTACAAGAACAATTGCATTCTATACAGTTCAGTATCATAACACGGGAGCTAAGTAGACAAGGTGCGGCTGCTGGCGCTAGAGGCACTATGAGTGATCTCGCCCCACGATCTGAAAACTCGCCAGGTAATAGAGTATCGTTTGAAGATGGTGGCGCGAATGCTATTTTGCAGGCTGGTACTGTCGCTGGCGCCGTAGGGATTGTCACTGCAGGAGTTGCTAATCCTATCAAGACCATTGCCACCGCATTCGGCGCATATGGCGTTGCTCTTGCCACTGGTACTTCCGCAGACGATGTTACAGAAGGTTTAAGAAAAGTAGTTGAAGCCGCGACCATAACAAATAGACGAAGAAGAACTAATAAAGTTATTCGACTATATATCCCCGCGTCACCCAGAGAGCAATACGGTGCTAATTGGTCTGAAATTGATATGGGCTTGGCGGCAGCATTTGCAGAAAAAGGTACTTCAGTAATAGATGATATCGCAGCCGCAGCCACCACATCAGGACCAGCGCGTGACCGAGCAATTAGAACTCTTGCGGGTGTGACCAATATAACTGCGGCTGCCGGTTTCGATTTTAGACTACAGGACATAATGGAACTGGGTTCAGGTAAGGTTGCTAATCCAAACAAAGCGGCATTATTCAAGAGTATGAACTTTAGAAGTTTTCAATATTCTTTCAAGTTTGCGCCAAAGAGTCAAGCAGAATTGGACGCATCTTATGACATTATAAACGAATTTAGAATGAACATGCATCCCGAAAGATCAGATAGATTCTTCCTTCAGTATCCATCTGAGTTTTCTATAACATATCAATATGCAGAAAAAGAAAGCAAGTGGCTAACAAAAATAGCTGATTGTGCATTGGTTGATATGACAGTTGATTATGGTGCGGGTGGTGCGTTCACTACTATTCAAAGGACTGAAGGCGCACCATCAGAGATTACGATGACTCTCCAGTTTAAAGAATTAGAAGTTTTGACAGCCGAGCATTTCATGACTGAAGAGATGATTGCCACGGACTTAGCAGACATTGCCGCAGCCGTGGCAGAGCAAGAGGAAACGCAGGCTGAAGCAGATCGGCTCGCCGCTTTAGGGGCCAACATATCGGGAGCTGGACAATGATGTTTTCAATGTTTCCAGAAATACAAATAGAAATAGATGGACAATACATTCGTTATCCTGACATCTTCCGACGAGTAGCAAAGAATAAGTTTTTTGAGAATCAAGCGTTCTTAGACTTCTATACAATAACTGATGGAGAAAAGCCTGAGCATATTGCACAGAGATTGTATAATAATCCTCAGTATCATTGGATCATCATGTTGGCAAATAACATAATGGACCTCTACCATGACTGGCCGCTATCTGGGCATGATCTAATTGAAACAGCAAAAGACAAATACGGCGAAAATGGACTTAATCAGATACACCACTATCAGTTTGTGGGTGAAGAAAATATATGTGTTGACTATGATGAAGCATTGTTCAACGCTGGTACTATTCATGCTGTTACTAACTACGATCATGAGTTGACTATCAACGAAGGTAAGAGAGAAATAGTTTTACTTAAACCAGAACATGTTATGGAATTCACTGGTCAATTCAAACAACTGATTCAAAAGAAATAGATTATGTCAACTGATAATACAGAAACTATTGGTGCAGTCGTATGGGATGAATTATTCCTAACTTTAGCTGGTCATGCGTATGTCGATTTAAAACCTTTCGTACAGCACATAAAGATATACGAGAATATTGGACAACATTGTTTGTTTGTGGAACTTGGTATCAAAGACTCTGCCAACATCATAGGTAATTTGAATCTAGATGGTACAAATACGGTCACGTTGAAAGTACGTTCTCCTTTTCTGAATGATGATGGTGCATATCACAAGACGTTTAGTGTGTTCTCTATATCAGACAGATTGGTAGAGGATGACAGAAACCAGTATTTCGTATTGAATCTAATATCACTTGAAGGCATGAAAGATTTGTCTACTAGATTTTCTAAAAGATTCACTGGTTCGACTGAAGCAGTTGCGGCACAAGTATTCAATGATACTATTGCAGAGCCTAGATATAGAGACACAGATGGTGGTTTTAGTGGACAGACTAGTCTAACTATATTGGGTACACCTCATAAGACAAACAACTTCTCGTTCAATGCAAATAACTGGTCAGCATTTGAGACAATGGATTTCATCTCAAAAAACAGTGAACCCGGTGACTACAATGGCAAATCTATTATGCCAAACGGACTCTTCTTTGAAACTAGATCTGGTTTTATTATGGGTAGTTTCATGGAATTAATCTTGCAGTATAAAGAAAGAAACATATTATATGATGAATATTCATATGTTCCTGTTGGTGATATCTCTTTCATGGATGATACTGAAAGAACTACTTCTGGATCATATAGTTACTCAAGCCCGTTTATTTCACAAAAGTATTGCACCGCTTCCAGAGTGGACATGAAAAATTATTTCAATGAGTTGAATAATCAAATCTCTGGTTATTATGGAAGTACTACTATTGGTATTGACATGATTAACAGGCTGAACTATCAAATGGTATTTGACTACACCGACAATCTGGCGGGTAATTTTCGCGG